GGGTGTGTGCTCGTCGTGGGTCTGCTTCTCGTGGGTTGTTTCGGCTCATTTCTAGCTAGAAACTACAATCCCCACCATTAACAAGCAATTAGCAAATGGGCAAAGGTTGGGCAAGGGTTACCATACTAAAAAGCACTGCGGCGGGCTGTTTAATAGGTGGCCTAACCCGGGGCAAGGGCTAAGCTCCCCAGATCCCGGCAAATTGCTGAGGGTCTAGCTGACCTCGAGGCGTTTCGGTCGCTTCCGTCGGTGGCTCTCTTTTTTAGTGGTCAAAAAAAGTAAAAACCCTCGCTTTTGTGCCTCGCTGGGTTAAGCCAAAAAACTAAGGGAATCGTTTTTTCTGCTCAACGCTTTTCGCCTTTGCCGTTCACCTTTTGTGGGGGGCGGGTCATACAGAGTAGCATTCCATAGATTTTACGAGCTATTTTTGAGCAATTTCATTAATGCGACCATTTTAGTCTTACATACAAGATTCTAAGGCTTTCGTTAAGGGTTGTTTCTTATCCTTTTATCGAAGATAATCTTTTATGCCTTGGAAGCCTTTACCTAAGGGTTAGCATAAGGGTATGCTTAAGGCTCCCTATATGTATATGTATATGTTTATGTATATGCTTATGTATATTATATAAAACTTTTTTCAATTTTTTTCGTATATTAAAAAGTGCAAGTAGCGTGCCGCAACAAAGTTTTTGAAGTCTATGAAGTTTCACAGGCTGAGGAAGAAGGGCTCAAATTCTCAAAGGATTGGCGTAACGCTTCCAAGAACGATTGGATCTTGACGGCAGATGATAAGGTTGTACAGGTCATTGGACGTAGAGATTACAAAAAAGACAGAAAGAAGAAGGTCTACTTAATTAGAACAGGCTATGGCGAAACTCCCACATACAAACCTAAAATATACGCGAGAAAACAGCCTGATTACGAGTGGGATATACGATATAAAAAGAATTTAGTTAGAAATGTTAAGCCTACTGCACTCCAAAGCGCCTTTATACAACAACTTGTCGACAATTTCGAGCCTGACGATAAAGGAATGTGGAAGATTCCTGACATTATCGACTCATATATGTCCGTATATTGCGACAATAACCCTTCTAGCTCTTTACGAAGGGCGATGGCCATACTAAGAAAGGATACTGTGAAAGAAGTTATGACAAGTTTAATGAAAGATCGTTTAGAAAACATTGGTGTTGATGATGACTATGTTGCACTTAAATATAAAAATTTTATTGAAGATATAGATGCACCTGCCAGCACACGGCTGCAGGCGTTAAATCGGGTAAGCGATATTCTCGGTCACGTTAAAAAAGAAGAGAACAAAACAGAACAAACAGTGTTTATGCTGTCAGACGGGGATAAAAAATTACTTGCGCAGCACAAAAAGCAGTTACCTGATAAAGAATTAGTTAAATCATTGCCCAGTGAAAGAACAAAAGCAATCAACGTCAATTCAGCTTAAGAACGACATTGAGAACATTCAAGTTGGACTTATTTGCATTGAAGGGAAGAATTATGAGATTCCTCCTGCTGTTACAGCGTGTATTATTGATATTTTAGAGGAGATAGATAACTTGGAAGAAATTATTGACGACTTAAAAAACTCAGATATAGTGGCGCGCTCATAAATGAATGAACGTAAAAAAATATTAGAACGGATGTATATAGACCCGTTCTTTTTTGCTAAAGTTCTTTTTGGCGACAAAAATAATCCTATGCACTATCACTTGCGTTGTGAATCACCAAAATTTCATCGTGAAATATTCCAATCTTTGCGCGACCTTGATGTAGGAGAAAAAATAGCGATAGTTGCACCACGAGGGCACGCAAAAACAACATTGGTATCTTTGATCTATCCATTACATCAAATTTTATTTGGGGAAGAACGATTTGTTTTGCTTATCTCTGAGTCAGAAACACAGTCTAAGTATTTATTAGAGGCTATTGGCAACGAAATTGAATATAACAAAAAGGTTCACGAGTATTTTGGCAACCGTATGGGGCCAACCTGGGGAAAGGAAGAAAAAGAAATTATAACAAGTTTTGACGAGAACGGAAAGCCCGCTGGAATGTGTAAAATCCTCATTAGAGGGACAGGTCAAAAAGTTAGGGGTTTGAAATATGGTGCATATAGACCTACATTAACCGTCATAGATGATGGTGAAGGTGAGGCAAATACCCTTACTGAGATGTCAAGAGACAAGTTTAAACGATGGTTTAATGCCGCCGTTATTCCGGGCTCTACCGACGCAAAACTTTGTTTCATTGGAACCATCGTAGATGATAACTCGTATTTAAATAGGATTGCTGGGAGACGCTCTTACAATAAGCTAGGTGAGAGAATTGTCAAAGGATGGAAAACGCTTTTTTATCAAGCCATTCCACAAAATGTGGAGAATGGACAATTCGTTGCCTCCGGAAAAGAGCTCCGCAGCAATAAACAAGTAAAAGTTTTATGGAAGGAACATAGACCCTACAAGTGGCTAAAGGCAGAAAGAGATAGATTGAAGTCTGAAGGCCACGTCTCGTACTTCTATCAGGAATATCAGAATATTCCGATGGATGATTCATTTCGCGTATTCAAAGAAGCAGACATACAATACTGGGATGGTTATTACAGTAGCGATGGGGGTCAATCTTATGTTACGAAAATTACTGAACAAGGCGAAGAAAGAGTCCCTGTTAACACTTTTATGGGTGTTGACCCAGCTTCCTCGGAAAGCGTCAAAGCTGACTATACGGTAATAATGATTATAGCGGTCGACCCTAAATTTAATATTTATGTGGTTGACTATTTTAGAGGTCAAGTATCTCCAATGGACGGTGCTGACCGTATTTTTGCTATGGCTGATATGTACTCTCCTAAGGATATTAAGATTGAGGAGACAGGCCACGTTATGTTGGCGGACTATATCCAACGAAGATCTAAAGAAACAGGCAGGTTTCTGAACATAAATGGCAAAAAAGCCATTAAGAACAAATATTACAGAATTAAGCAAATGCAACCTTACTTTGCATCAAAGGCTATTTTTCTTAAAGAAACCCATTTTGATTTAATAGACGAATTGTTGCAATTTAAAGAGGTTGGTTCGTTTAAAAAAGATACGCTTGATGCACTTAGGTGGGCACTTGACGATATGTGGAAACCAAATCTTAAATACAAAGATAAGGTTTGGGTCGAACCTGAAACAGATAAAATAAGGGCTGACTGGGAAACTGGTCAGGTATTCTATAGCTAATGCCAATAAGTATAAAAAAATTAGATTTACCCGACGTTGATTTTACAGAAGTTTGGAAACAATACAAGTTATTTGAATCTTCAGGAGAAGAGTGGCGCTATCAAATGGCTGAAGATGAAGATTTTTTCCTTGGAAATCAATTAACAGATTCCCAAAAAGAATATTTAGAATCTGTGGGACAGCCGCCCGAGGCTAATAATAAGATTAGGCCGGCTGTTGAAACCGTGTTGGCAAACATTGCGGCGGCTTCCCCTGAATGGGATGTTAGACCAATTGGTAAAACCGACAACGATATGGCGTTTGTTTGCAATCAAATGCTGGACTGGGTATGGAGAGAATCTGATGGCGATATTCAGTTTAGAAAAGCCTGTAAAGATTTTATTATAAAAGGACTTGCTTATTTTTATGTTTATCCCGACTGGAACGCAGATGGCGGTGAAGGAGGCGTAAGATTTAAAAGAATAAGCCCTGAATCTGTTTTTATAGACCCAAATTCAATGCTACCTGACTTTTCAGACGCATCCTCTATTTTATTTTCTGATTTACACACGAAAGAAGCATTAAAAGCTGTATTTCCTCAGTACAAAAAAGAAATAGAAGATGCAAGACAAGAAGAGGGCGTGAATGAGGTAGGCTCAGGGAAATATTCTCGCGATCAAATATGGACACGAGACGATGTAAGTAAAGACCATCAAAAAATGGTAAGAAAATATATCCATTTTACAAAAGTAAATGTTCCGAAGGTTTTAGTAACTGACACAAATACTGGAAAATCTCAAAAGTTTGACAAAGACGCATACAAAGAATTAATTGAAGATGCAAGGTATAAAGAGTTGGTAAATCAAGATATAGTTATTGAAGAGCTTGTATACGACCAAAAAATTAGGGAAGTTGCCTTGTTTGGCGACCAAGTTATTTATGACGAGGTTTTACCTATTTCAAAATATCCTGTAGTTCCTGCTTGTAATGAACACACATCTACACCGTACCCTTCAGGAGATGTGCGACACTCTAAATCACCACAAAGGATGCTTAACAGGACTGAGGCGCTATTAATATCCCATACCAGCGCTACAACAAATTTTAAATTACTTTATGAGGACGGGGCACTCGACCCAGGTGAAGTTAATAAATGGCACATACCAAATGCGCTCATTCGGGTTAATCCGGGTGCTTTGAGGGAGCAGAAGATTAAAGAGTTCGCTCCGCCCTCTATAAGTTCACAGCTATACAGCGAAAAAGCTCGTTACGAGTTAGACATCGAGCAGGTATTCGGTGCTTATAAATACTTGCAAGGGTCAGCTTCTGACGCGCCGGGCTCTGTTGGTGAAGCAGCGATTGTGGATGAAGCAGTTGCAAGAAAGCAAAACTGGAAAATACTTCCTGTTTATGATATGCTTACTAGAGCAGCAGAGATTGTGCAACAATGGATGCCGAGCGTATACACTACGCAACGAGTATTAAGAATTGTTAATCCTGACGGAAACGAACAAGAATTAATGTTGAATGAGCCTGTTGTTGACGACAAATCAGGTGCAGTTATCAAAATGTACGATATGCAGTCTGCACGGATAGACGTTAAAGTAGTTATTGGCAGTACAAGAGCAAAGTCGCCTGCAGCAGACTTGCAAAGAGATCTTGCTTTGTTAAATGCAGGTATATATGACAAGACACAGGTCATTATGAATATGCAAGGAGATATTGACAAATCATCCTTGATACAACGCCATAGCGAGATTCAACAGTTACGGGGAATGGTCGAACAAATGGACGAAGAATTGAAACAAATGCGCGGAGATATGCAGACACGCGAAAGAGAAATCTTCCACGCAAATATGAGAGCTGAGATTGCTGAGGCTACAAAGCCAGTACAACAAGCCCTTAGCAATGTAAAGGCAAACGCAAAACTTGAAGAAGCGAGACAGCGAGACGCATCTAAAAAGGTGAAAGAAGGTACGTCCTCTGTATTAAACGCGATTAACTCTGAACCAGCGGCTCCAATACTTGGATAACCGCACAAAGACAGGAGCATCGAATGGCTAATGAACAAGCGCAGACAACTGATAACGTAGGTGGGGATAACCCAAAAGGCGACTTTATGTTAGATACCTTAACGGAATTTAACAAGGGCGCGCCACAGGGCTCTCCTGACGAAAGTCAAGCAAACGTAGAAGTTGCTGAGGAACAAAGTGCTAACTCTGAAACACAAATGACTGAAGCAGAAGCAAAAACTTGGTTAATTGAAAACAAATTCCCCGACAACGAGGAAGGACGTGCTAAATTAGCAGAGTCTTACAAACAGCTTCAAAGCGAAAAAGATAAAATCTCAAATGATTATCAAAGCAAAGAAGAAAAATACAAACAATTAGAAAGTTTGGATACTTTTTTGCACGACAATCCTGAGGTTGTATCTAAAATGCGTGATGAAATCCAAAAGGTAAGCAACGCGACTACTCCGCCTGAGAAACCCGAGGACTATGACCCTTACGAGGAAAATGTCCCCGGTTCTTCTTCTCAACAATGGCGAGAAGCTCAAGATCAATATCTCATCAAAATGGGCTCGGAAGGTGCTAAGCAAGAGCTTGACAAGTTCAGGCAGGAACTTAGTGCTGAAAAAGCAACACAAGCTGAGATTGATACATTGCATAATCTTGGATTAAATGACGGGGAAATACAGGAATACAGGGACTTTATTAACGACCCCAACGTAGTTACTCCTGAAAATCTCGTTAACATTTGGAGACATATGAGTGGCAATAGGAATAACGAAACTGCATCTAAAAATCCCAAAAGCTCTAGTTCGCAAGGCCCGGCAGGTCGAACGAGCATCGCGAGTGTAAGCGGAGTTACGCCTTCTCCGAAGAAATCGTCAGATAAGCAGAAGGACGAGTTTTTTGATGGACTTATGCAGTTTTCTAATAATTATACCCCTGACAAAAGGAAATAATAATGGCTACTACTTATGGAACTGGTACCGCGCTGCAATTCAGCGATGATACGCAACGACAGGTACTTGAACTTGGAAGTAAAATTCACTATTACAATCCCGATGTAACACCGATTCTTTCCATTTTTGGAATGA